CGTAACGTAGGTTACGGCCTGTAAACAAGTTACGGCTCGTAATCAGAGCGAAATATAACCGGTAACCGGGCAGGGGGTAAACGATGCAGTCGTCGGC